ACGTTAGCCGATGATGCTGTCGTAGATGATGCGTACGATAGGTCGTTAGCTCTAAGGCTAGACTCACCAGTGTGCGTTAGTGACGTACTACCAATCAGGACATCTGTCGGAAACCAAAGAGTCGCGTTCGCCGGACTTGGAGACGTTACGCTCTGGATCAAACCAGTCCGTATACCTGACGAAAAAGATAACGAACCAGTAACAGGATAGGCTACACATGACCGGCATAATTCAGCAACTCCTTCAGCAATAAACATATTGATTGTGGAGTCGCTATCGTAGCTGGCAACAACACCTCCGGTGCCATCGCCCAATGCACCGACAGTGGTGTTATTGGCCTCGTTTAATATCTTGTAGGTTTCTTTGCGCAACTGCGCCATTGTCTGTGCCATTAGACTGCCTTTCTCGCGTACGTAGCTGCGTACGACTCGACTAGGCCGAGGCGATTATCGTATTGTGATGTGTACATCTGAAATGCGTTTGCGTCGCCTTCCTGCATAGCCCGGTTAGCCAGGACGCCATATACAAGGCAATCATGCGCTACTTCAGGCAATGGGCAATCTGAGGCGTCAGACATAGCTACAGGGTCACCATTCACATCGTAAACCCAATAGTCTCCAGGGATACCGTATCCCTCGACCATAAGGCCATTAGTTATATTTGCAGATGGAGGTGGGTAAACCTCGATCTTATTCATACCGAAGATAACAGCATGCGAAGGATAGGCACCAGAGCCATCGTTTCGCACCATGTCTACCTTCTTGTCCCAAGCATCCCAGGTACGCATGCGTTCCCAATTGCCTGATGTGGAAAGTACTTGAATGTTGCGGACTTTATACAAGTCACTTGCACAGTATGCGACTTGGTCTGCAACCAGATCAAGATACCTTTTGCCGATGTAGCAATCAGTAGACCTAGCGATCTGGTTGCAAACCTCAATGATGAGCAAGTCGAGACCAAACGGATCCTGATCATTTTCAGACCCGAAGTAATGCCGCCCCAAAAGACGGATTCTGCGTTTGATCTCTCCCCTTGTCATTAAAGGATACCGCCGTCCTTACCGGATACGATCTGCACCTTGTAGGTAGCAGCGGCTGCAGTTACAGTTGTCAATGTGTCAATAATCTTCACTTGGAAGAACTGATAATTGTCTTGTAGAACTGCAGATGAATCAGTAAACCCAGTTGGTGCAGTAAGTGGAACATACGCAACAAACTGCGTTTTTCCTGTAAATGCATTAGTAGTAGCAGTTGCTGTCAAGTAGGTCATATCAATAGGTGTTGAATGAATGACACTATAACCGCTACCAACAGTTTTAGATGCATGAACCTGTACACAGAAAGCAACTGTCCCAGAACCGGTTACACCCGTAGCGGTAATGAAGACTTTCGCGAACAGACCGTTTTCGCGAAGTTGTGCTTGTGGGGTGATGTTCAGTGGTGCATCTGCTGCTGCAAGTGTTGTACCTGCACCAAAAACAGTAGTTGCAGTACCTCCAGAAGCTTTTGTAAGAGTGCTTGTTTTAAAAGCCAATAGTGCGTCAGCTGCCATAATTTATCTCCTTAAACAACCTTGACATTGAAGAGGCGGCCAACAGCACGAACGTGCGGTTGCCACAAGCCTACTCCCCAGTCAAAAACGATATTGTGCAGAACGCCGTTTTCCTTGGAAAGACCGAGGTAAGTTGGCTTGAATGGGCCTGGCTGCCATCCTGTGACATAACCGGTTCCATAACGAACTGCAAAGATGGACTCAAAGTTACCGGAGCCTGCAACACCAGCTGCGTTCTCTGCGGCAAGGATATGAGTTACACCGTCTGCTTTACGTCCGACTGCACGTACCTTAGCAGCCTTGTACATCTCGACAGGATGATCGAAGTTATCCCGCGTGATGTCAAAGCCAGCACCGATACCCATAGCACGGATTGCAAATTCAATGCGGCGCTTCATCTTCTCTGAACAGTAGAGTACGATACCTTCACCGTCTGGGCTGTTCATGTTGTCAAGAAGCTGCTGAAGCTTTTCCATAAATGCGTTACCGCCAGTGGAAGTAAGGTCAACGCCGCCGCCATCAACACGCATTTCTGCAGGGATGTCAAACTGATCGTAGTTATCCATACGGTAACGAAGACCAGGGAAACAATCTGCATCGCCCGTAACGGGCGAGTTGTTAATGAATTTGTCATTGAAATCATAGGCAAGAGATTCCATGTAGTACTGGATTTGCATCTCGACTGGGTCAATGATGTTGTTTGGCTGATCGAGAAGCACGTGGTCAACCTGGATCTTGTTACGGATCAGGTACATGCTTTCTTCGTACTGCTTTGGTTTACCCTTGCTGACTACTGGTTCTTCGTTGATGGTTGCCCAGTTGATCGTTGGGAACGATCCGGCCTGGTTCGTCATACGAGTTCCAACCTGTCGAAGGCTTGGGTTCGTTACGAGAGGAATGTCCTTGAGAGCATTCCAAGTCTTATGAAGAGATTTTGTAATCTCTTTGACCAATGGATCATTCGAAATGATCGCTTGATCTGCAAGCGTCAAAGCTTGTGTGTCGAGCAATACTGCTCCAGATGCAATAGCCATCTAATACCTCTTAGATTACGTTACGGTTTCTTGAAATTCCAAGCAATGATGCAATACCCTGACGTGGCGCCGGCCCACCTTGCGGTGCTTGCATACGAGCAGAGTTACCTCCACCCATAGGCTGTGGTGCGCGTGTCTGATTCTTGATCTTTGCTGCAACCTCAGGAATGAGAGACGACGTGATGATTCTCACTTGCTCGTGTACAGCCTCAGCTGCCTCATACGGGTCAAACCCTGCGGCAATAAGGTTGTCCACCAGCGCGGGTGCGCGGTTAGCCAATGGATACTGCTGCACAGCAACGTCACGCTGCTGCATCAACATGTAGCTATTGACCTCTTCCATCTGTCGCTCATACTGACGCTTGGCTAGTTCAGCCTCCATCTGCATGTTTGCAACATATGGATCTACACCCTGTGATTCGGCAAGATTCGCGTAATACTGGCGCAGCTGCATGTCTTCTTGTTCCACGCGCTGTTGGTTAAGCGCAGCGTCAACTGCATCTGCATCCGTATAGCCTTGCTGCTCAAACTGTTCGATAACGCGGCCCCATCGCGAGAGTTTGTCTTCATACTCTTGCGCCTGACGAGCTTTTTCGTTTACTTCACGAAACCGCTCGTAAGGTACGGCACCTCTGTCATCGGGGACAGATTCGACCTGTGGAGCCTGCTGATTCAGACCAAGGACATCATTAACAATGTTGTCGTAGTCAAAATCATCGTATCCACCGTCATTGTCGCTTGCGTCTGGACTGTTATATTCCCGTGTCGCCTGTTGGGAAAAGTCTTCGGAACCGGCGTTATCCCGAACAAAGTCATAGACCGCATTTGCCAAACCACCTGCATTGCCATCAGGCGCGGCTGGGGAGTCCGCGCTTCGCATCTCCATCTCATCTGGCATCTAACAGATACTCCTTATCTTAGCACACCTACTTTTTGTTTTTGTTCTGCTGTCCCACAGAGGGGGTAGGTGACTTTTCCTGCTTGCCCGGTGCAAGCAAGTCCTTGCTAACGTCGGCAATAGCCTTCGCTGCGTAATCGTTTGTATTCAATCGGCTTTGCTCTTGCATCTTCATCATGTCAGCCTGAGCCTGCAACTGTTGCTGATGCTCGGTCTTCTGCATGTCAAGTTGTGCTTTGAGCTGTTCTGCTTCAGGATTAAACTTAGCCTGGTTCTGCATTTGCGCTTGTTGCATCTGCATCATCTGTGCTTGCATAGCCTGCTGCTTCTGCGCCTGCATCGCAAGGTTCTCAAGGATGTCAGACGTCTCTGGAAGCTGAAGCATTTTAACCACAAGCGCATTTGTCTGCGGATCGTTCGGATCTCCAAACAATCCCATCTGCCGCAACATGACGAGTTTCTGCAATTTCTGGTCATCACTTTCACGTTGTGATGAACCTGGGATGTAGATAACACGATACTGTCCGCCATTACGGATGTTGTCAAACGTAATCAATCCTTGCTGTACTTCATTGCGAGGATTAACTTGATCGTCAACAGATCCAATGAATGGAGCTACAGCAAACTGATCTACCAGTGCAATCTCCCATTCTTTGATCTTAGCGATAGATGCTTCGATGTCCGCACGGATGTAGCTGTGTTGTGTATTATCAGCTCTCTGCAGCAATGTAACAGCTTCAGCTGGTGTGCCAGCTTGTGCTTGCCCTTGTGAAACATCATGTAGGCCAGCAATGTCCTGCATGTCTTTCTCGATCATCTGCATGAACGGGAACAAGTCTGCGGAAATGCCAGGCGCGCGCATGATTTGTGGCGGCGCTGTACCACGGTTGTGATACACCTTACGATAGATACGGCTCTTATCGTCGATGTCGTCACTTGTTTGCTGGAACGCTTCTGCGCCAATGTTTGAACCGCGCTCAACAATTACGTAGTCTTTGTTCTGTTCGAACTGTTCTAGCGCGCGGCTATAGACACGGTTGTATGTAAGTTGCAACGGGGTCAAGTCAAACCCAAGGCTGTGACCGTAGCTTGTACCAGATCGTGGCTGCCACCGAAGTGGAATGAATGGGAAGCAATCACGCTTCTTGTAGGGCCAGTCGCCAGCGTACAACAGCTTCTGGTTAGTGGTTACTATATAACGACCCTTAGGGTATCGAGCTGTAGGTTTCTCCCAATATTCAAAGACAATCGCAGCATGCTTTTTTGTGTCTGTGTTATTGAGGCGGCTACTAGATGGCTGAACCCATCCGTTACCAGAACCATTAGCACCTTCAAGATAAGCGTCCACGTAGCCAGCATTGACACCGGATAATGCGTCAGCCTGAACACCTTTGCCAGCTTCGCCATAGTTATCAACAAACCAGCTCAACGGCTTGATACTAGCATGAATTACAAAGCGTACGTCTTCGTCACGAGATGCTTTTGGATCCATGAAAACGTTGAAGCATGGAACAATTTCTTCTTCGACGTCACCAAGTGGTAGGCTTTCGTAGCCAGTAATCTCGCCTGTATCTAGACTACGGTACGGCATAACCACTTCACTCTTGGCGTTCCAGTAAACCTTTACGTAACTTGTTCCAGTAACACAAGCCCATCTAACACGTTCTTTGGTTTGCGTTTCGCGATCAAACTTACGTGTATAGTGACCTGCAATAAAGTTGGCTTCATCAGCAGCTTGCTGGTCTTTTGGATTGTAGGACAACGGCACAGCACGACAGTCTGGTGCAACCTGCGTCAACTTACCAACAACACCATCAATCAATGGGCGAATCTTATTCACCGTCATGTAACGGTTAGCTTCAGCTGGATTCTGAAGCTGTACTAGGTTACGAGTCTGGGAATTGATACGGAACCACTGACGTCCCTCGAAGAACGCCAAAGCCTGCGCCCATTCAAGTTCCATCTCTTGTCTAGCGCGATAGGCTGAATCGAACTGTTCTTTAACGTACGCAGAAACCCTACGCGCTTCATCTGGATCTTCAAGCGGATCTACAGACCACTCGTTTGGATCGACATCCAACTTAAGGATGTCAGGGTCTGTGGTCTGCAGATTACCGTTATCAAAACTGCCTGGTGTACCCTTATCGTTAGGCTTCTGGAAAGCCAAAGACTTGGGTTGTTGACTTACGCGCGACATCATCTGTGAGATGCTTTGCGGAAAAACGTTATTGGTGTTCCTTGGGGGCATTAGATGAACCGCTCCTCAGTCAATCGAATGTATTCAATACCTTCTTGAAGTCTGCGGATCTTTCGCAGATTAGACCAAGATAAACCGGTAAACGCAGCGATAGTCCCAAGCATCAATACTTCGATGATATCAAAAGCACTCATACAAACTTGTCCTCATTGTTGTCATTCAACCACGCAGACTTCCAAGGCTTCCCACGCTCTGTCTCAGGACATTTAACAGGATACTCACGCCACATGACTCCATAGCGTACGCTATCAAGTGCGTGGTCGCTTTTAGTGCCGGCGTCGAGGTCTTCTGGATCTTTTGGGTCGGCCATTGCAGCGGTAAGTTCTCTGATGAGATTTGGACATGCCCTACGAACAATTTTAAAGCGTGGGTAATGAACTCCGTCCTTGACACGTTTACCTGCCAGCCATTCTTTCAATCGACGCCAACCAGCTTTACGGTCTTTGACTGCTGGAACTGCAGGTAAATTACGGCGCCACCAAATCTCAACCGGGTACTCACCAATTCGTTGCTCATGATTCTTCGGAGGGAATGTATTAGCCCAGTCAAACGCAATCGCCTCCAGGCGTGTGCGCCACGGCCCATCTAAGCTAGTCGGAGACACTGGCTCCGCCATCTTGTGTTCCTTCAATAACTGAATAGTGTCTTCAGCTTGTTTACTACTTACTCGGCCAGCTTCGTAAATCTCACCAATAACATAGATATCTTCGTTCTCATCTGACGCATAGAGTAACGTAGCAGCAGGCGCTCCTGTACCAAAGTCATGGGATGCCCACACTCTCCACCACGGCTGCACATCAACGCTATCGATAACGTGCCAGGGTTTACCAGACGCATCGTACTCTTGGAACTCAGGAAAGAATCTACCTCCGACTCCAACTTCATGCTGACACTCTCGAAGGAATGAGATGATTCCGTAGTCGTCAATTTCACGCTGACAAACATTGATGTCTTTGTGCGACCACGTTGGTGTGCCACCTGTGATCTTGTAACCAGTACGTCCATCCTCGCGTTCAAACGGCTCGTACGTCAATCCCTGGACAGCTGGAACAATAGGAGACTGTACACGGAACTGAAGCATATCTAGCTCACCAGACAAGACTTGCCCCATCACACTGTTGGCATGAATCTTGTTCTGGACAAAAACTATCGCACAGTCCGTCGATTTCGCAGGAAGGATCGTCTGAGTAATCGTCGCAATCTTCTTATCGACGCGGTTGACACTGTCGTCCAATTCATCAATGTCGTCAAGAATGATGAAATCAGGACGCAAGTGATCGAGCTTGACGCCGCGAGCGCCAGTATCCAACCCAAACGCCAGGACGTTGAAGCCATTAGCAGTCCTAAGCTTCGATGCGTTCCACCCCTTCGAGAAACCATATTTATTAAGCGCACGTTCAATTCCGCACCGCTCCATCGTGTGACCAATATCAGATACGTGTCTATCCGCAGCTTCCTGCGTACTACACACATAAAGCAAGAATCTACGACTACCCTTCACAGCAATCCGTGCAGCAATATGCTCCATGGTGGTGGACTTGCCACCACCACGAAACCAACACTCGATCAATGCTGGCGGAGCGACTCCGGGCGTAATAGCTTCCGCCCATTCCCAAGCCCTCTGATGGTGTACACCAAGAGAGCTTGACATAGCGTGAGGAGCATACGTCCTCAACCACTGCTTGTAATCCAGGTTAGCTCCATCCACAGCAAAAGCCCTTCCACTGTCGTAATCACCAGTCTTAATGACTTCGCCGATTTGTCCATCTAAGGCTTCTAGTAGAGCTAAAGCTAGTGGTTTATCACTGCGTGTGTATTGCTTAAACTCATCACTAATAGTCTTACTGAATTTGCTTTGGGCCATCATCTTCTCCAACTATAGTCGCATCAATGATAGGTTCAGACTCAAGTTCTTGTGAATACATACGCATCAATTTATTAATACCAGATCGAATAGAGACCAGCACTTCTTGATCACGCACACTGCCCTTTACTACTTCAACAATCTGCATGACTAGCATCATGGCCTGGTTGGCTTCAATAGTGTAAGCCTTTGTAGCCATCATCTTCTGTTCGGTTTCTACCAGATCAGCTCTGCGTTCAATAAGCTCTAACACATCCTTTGACGCAGCGTACTCATCCATGCGCTCTTTGAGTAAGTCACCAATCTGCTCAAACGCATCGATGAAGTCAGGGCTTCCTAACTTTGACTGTGCTAGGTAGTATGCAGATTCAATCTTACGGTATTGCTCAAGACCAACACCTTCAGACGCAGCTTCCGCTCGCACGTCAACGAGTGCCGTAACGTAAGCCGTGTCGTCACGAAGGCTAAAGAGATCCGGATCATCTCTATATCTATCTACTTTTTCAAGTAACTGTGCGCCTACTTTCTTGAAACGCACACGTTCTTTCTGAAACAGGTGACTCAAGTACTGAGGTTTTTCACTTTTCAATAAGTGAGTCTGACCGTGTCCGTTACAGTATTGCTGGCCTTTCATTGCTGGGTTTTTACATTGACGCTTTGTTCCGTCAACTGTAACCATTGCCTCACAGCATTTTGCGTAATGACCAGAATTTAGGCGCTTGTATACACCATCTTCGCGTTCTATATACGAAGGGTCGTCAACTCCTTGGGAATCTAACATATCTGCAAGTATACTGGCACCATGTCAAAAACAAAGCCTGATCATTATCGTAATGCAAAATTTGATGCGTGTGACGTATGTGATGACTGGCAACTGAAGCGGTGGCCGGCTGCAGCCATGAAGTACATACAACGTGCTGGCACTAAGCCTAATGAGACCTACGAAGACGACATTCTCAAAGCTATCTGGTATCTGACACGAGATCTAACTGGAAACAAAGGTATCTGCGACCACGTGGTAAACGCAATCGCAGATAATGTCAACAAGGTTAAAGACCAAGACCAGAGCGTTTAGCACTAGACTTGACTGCTCCGACTAATCCTTTACCTGCGTTTTTAATTGCATTCTTAGTGCCGTAAAAAGTTGCACGTTTTGCAATATTACTGACAACGGGATTTTTCGAGGCTATAGCTGCGTTAGTACCCATGCCTACCATTTTTTGCCATGGAATAGCTCGTGTAATGGTGTCCATTGGATCCCATGGTCTTACGCTAGTACCTGGGACAGGTGACCTATTACCTGACGCATAATCAGGATCTCCTCGTCTAGCTGGACGAATATTTTGCGTACGAGCATTTGGACTCAATAATGTAGACATTCCATTTGGTCTTTGGAAATCACCGACTGCTCCATACGATGCTGCATACTCTTCCGCTTGATCTAACAACTTTGGGTCATAACCATATTGACGAGCTTGATCCGCTTGAAATGCAAGCTGCGCAAATAGTCGCGGGTCTCTCGACTTTGTTGACACAATTTTATTAACAAGGTTATGGACAGAATGCCCTGCAAGCGATGCCATCTCGTCATCTCCTGACATACCTGCTGGCATTGGGTTACGCCAGTCAGCAGTCAGTCCAGCAACCATTGGATTACCAGAAACAAGTAAGTCCAGTAACGGTGCTTGATAATCTGGTGGCACAATGTTGTTTACACCACGCCCTATCGCGCGTGTATAGTAACCAGCTTTTGCTGGTAAATCACCTAGGGCGTTCCACCCACTTTTTAATCCTCTAGCCGTACCTTGATAAGCCGACTTACCAACATCGCCTAATAAACCAAATACATCACCTACTAGTCCACGAGTTTCCTGTAGTGTAGGCGCACCACTATCAATGTAATTAGGATCTTGAGGCATTTGCAGCTGCTTTCATCTCTGACATTGTTGTTCCGGCTGGATACCGACCACGATACGCAGCCAACAACGCTTTACCCTTTCCAGGATTTCGAGACTCGTAATCTTCAGTAACACCTTTATCCTTGAAGTCTTTCAATGATGTTTGGTTACCAATTTCGGAATCAAACTTACGCATGATGCGGTCACCCTGATCTTGATCAAGGCCATCGCGCTCAAGCATGTTAGCAAGGTGTTTGCGTCCAGCATTGACGCCTTTACGAACAGTGGCGTCAAACGCTTCACCAAGATACGACTTAGTATCGCGTACCGCTTTCTGCTGGTTACGCATAGTTGACGTCAAGCTGCTTCGCTCACCACTGCTGACACGGTATGAACCACCTCGACTGGATTCAGCTTGCGGCGCAGGCGCCTGTTGTTCACGTAGTGCGGATTGTTCACTACGTGTAACGTAGCGCTGACCGCCACCAGAATCAGAAT